GTAGTACAGGCAGAGAAGTCAGCTCTTTGATTTTTCATAAAAGCTGTATCCCAAGACTGAATAATAAACTCGCAATCCGGTGGGTTTCTACCTTCCCACACATTCCACCATTCCCTTTTTATCAAAGCACCTTCTTCGGAGGTAGGGTCTTGTTGGTATTGTGATTGCCATTTGCTATTAGGTAGCTCTGCTTTCAAAGCAGTTAATTCATCAAGCGACCAAAACTCTTCCCATAAAGGATTACCTGAAGGCAAGATAGCAGGGAGTTCTATTACTTCCCATTGGTCTGCACCACCACGTTTAATACTTGCGTCAACAACTTGACCGGTTAAATCCCTTTGATGCCATCTTGTCATTACCATAATGATAGAGCCATTCGGTTGCAAACGTTGTCTTGGTCCTGAGGTATACCACTCATAGGTACGATTAAAAACATTAACATCGCCACTCGCACCTTCTTGTTCAGAGTGTGGGTCATCAATAATCAATAGGTCTGCACCTTTACCGGTTACAGCACCACCAACACCTATCGCAAAGTATTCGCCACCCTTATTGGTATTCCAACGTCCGGCAGCTTTACTATCTGATTGCAAACTGATATCAGGGTAGATAGCTTTATAGTCTTTACTGTTAACTAAGTTTCTTACCTTCCTACCAAAACCGACAGCTAACTCTGCAGTATGGGCAGTCTGGATTATCTTCTTATCAGGGTATTGCCCTAGAAACCACGCAGGAAGCAAATAAGAGGCGAACTCACTCTTGGTATGTCTAGGAGGCATATTAACAATTAAACGCTTTAAATCGCCTCTAGCGACCTTCTCGAACGCTTCAGCCATTATCTCGTGATGTTTACCATGAATAAACGCTGACCACATCTCTCCAACAAAATTCATAAAATTGTTTTGAGATAGCTCACGTTTCTTCGCAGACTCTAACTCCTCAAGCAAATCAAGAAGCTCTAACTTACTATCAGAGTCTAAATTCTTCACTTGATTTAATATATTCATAAACAATCCATAGTATCTACTAGGTAAGTATCTACTTATTAAAAAAACTTAATGGGTATATATACCACTTGGTATATACTATATAGGAGGTATATCTACTGCTAGACTTTAACATAATATACCCTCTTCACATTCAACGCAATAACTTATTAAAAAAAAATATACTATGGGGGGTATGGGACTCCTACCCTTAATCCACATTCGATTATATATATCAAACAAAAAAAGCTATCACTTTGCTATATAATAGGGGGGGGTCTACCAAAGTTGGGTATCGAATGAGTGAATCACTATGTATAGAGTGACAAGCAAGTTGCCAATTACTCAATGGGGGTGTGGGTCGCCTAGATTTCTCACTTTGATTTTGCTCAAGTGGTACCTATCTTTCCCAATTACTGGGTACAGGTTAATTCAATATGATCTGGGAATTCAGATGATGATAGCGAAATGAAATCTCTTATTAGTGGTGGTCGTCTACGACTTCGTTCTCTAACAGTCTGAGTATCTCTGCCTCAATTGTTGAGGAGTCTCTCTGTTCTTTTACTTCGACTGTATCGGTAAACATACCGGAAGTTTTTCCTAGTAGTTCCAAAGACCTAACTCTACTTGCCGGAGTAGAGTCCTCGTTGTCTCCTCTACTCTCTGCATGGAGCCTTTCTAAAACATAACTCCTCGTACGGATAGAGGAAGCTACTACTCCCTCCTCTCGCTTACTGATAGCACGTTGTATGCTTAGGGAAATCTTAGGGTTAGCTAACATCTTACTCGCTTCTACATTTACCCATTTAGGAATGGAGCCGTTCTTGTTTAACTTCACGTCATAAACTTTTGCGTATGCTTCTTTGTAAGTTGTTTTACCTTTTACTATCTCTTCAATGAAGGCTCTCTGTTTAGGAGTAAGGTCTGTTTCTGGTTTCGGTTTCGTGCCGACTATTTTTAGGTCTGGTTTTTTCTCATCACTCATACAAAACATTTTACCGGTAAACCTTTTCCCACGTAATGACCACAGACTGATAGCTAAATAGAGGTACATTTAAGGGTATGTTTTGCTATAATCCACTTATGGCAATGACGTTTTTCAGTACCCAAAAATCAAGCAAGGACTTGAGGCTCAAACTCGTCATAATTTTCGAGGAGGTGTTCACACAGAAGTAGTTTTAATTTTTTATCGGTAGTCTATTTGTACAGACTCCGTGAAGGTCGTCCTAGTATTCTTTATAACCCAAAAACTAGGTCAGGTCGTGATGATAGATTGGTGGAACAATTTTAGCCGTACCTCAAACACCCTTACCTAACCGGTATATGGAGTATTGAAACAGATACGAAACCGGTAGGTCTTGAAAGCAAAGTGACAGCAATTGCTCCAACAAGACCGAGTCTTGATGTTAAATAAACAGACCCTAAATAATTTTCTTTGCGACAGTAATTCCTAACCAAACTATTTGAAGGGGATAGCGTTTTGTTATCCCTTTCAAATTTCTAACTGTCACTAGGTGTGTGCCTAGTCTGAATGAAGCGAAAGCAGAAACAGTTAACTTAATATATTTCTTAGGAGGAAATATGAATATACAAATGACAGACGTTCATGTCTCTAAACTGAACAGACGTAATAGAAAAAGACCTATTGCGAAATTTAAACTTAACAAGTTCGAAGCAGAAGTTGTTACAAAAAAGGAGGTGTACTAATGAGTGCAAAAGATAAAACATATACTCCCTCAGAAGTCCTTGAGACTATGTTGGAAATCAAAGACTTGAAGAGTGAAGACGGAACAGAATTAGTTCCTTGTTTACTTGGAGGAGTTGGTATCGGTAAGTCATCACTTGTCGAGCAATATGCGAAGACTCTCGCTAATGGTAGAAAGCTTGTCTACGGAAAAATAAATCCGAGTGAAGACGAGTTCTCTCTCATTGATTTGAGAATTGCAGACTTGGAGCCGGAAGACACACGAGGTGTTCCTATAGTTGATATGGTCGAAGGAGAGCCGGTACAAAAACTTGCTCAGTTACAAAACTTACCGGTATCAGGTAATGGAGTTCTGTTCCTTGACGAGTTCGCACAAGCTACTCCGGAAATGCAAAAGATTGCCGGACGTGGTGTACGTGAGAGGATAATTGGCGAGACTAAAATTGCCGAGGGTTTCAAAATTGTCTTAGCCGGTAATAGGCAAACGGACAGAGCCGGAGCCAATTCTATTCTCTCTCACTTGCTAGACCGAGTGATTGAAATGCACGTGGAAGGCGACACTAATTCTTGGTTGGCTTGGGCGACTAAGAATAACGTACACCCTCTCGTGACTTCGTTCATAAACTACCAGCCTCAGTTCTTAAATAACTTTGACCCTAAGTTGAAAGAGAGTCAGAGTTCCTCAAGGACTTGGGCAATGGCTAGTCCGATAGTTCGTAAGTTTGAGAATGACTTAACGAATATAATCTTCGGCAAGTTAATGAGTGGTTGTGTCGGCTCAGAGAGTACGTCTGAGTTCTTAACGTTCGTTAACCTCATGCAAAATGTCCCGTCCCTTGACGACATTGTGAGTGGCGAGGACGTGGAAGTTCCGGAAGGAGTTGGTCTTCAATATGCGACTTGCTGTGGACTCGTTAAGGTCTTGTCTGAGTGCAAGGACAAGGACTTAGTTTCCTATTGGGAAAATGCTCTCAAGTATGTTGAGAAATTCCCAACGGCTGAGTTCGGTATCTACTTCGTTCGCTCTTGTGTTGGAGCAAGACCGGAGTTGGAGAAGAGCAAGGCGTTCGGTCAATTCCGTGTGGATAATCAAAACCTAATTCTGTAGGTCTTGATTTGTTTGGTAGTGAGAGAAATATTTTACTAGTAAAGTATTTTCTCTCGCTCCCATAAACTGATAACCGAGTGTGACTCGGTCTGATGAGTACAAGAGTACGAAATCAGTTTATTAAATTTTTTATTTCATGGAGGTATATATGAATAAAAATAAAACGTTAGAGTCTGTCTTTTCAGACTCGTTTGTTAAGGTGGTCTTTCGCAGAGGTTTACCCTCTGACCAAAAGGTCAATCCTAGGAGCAAGAAGGAGTTAGCAAAGTTGTTTGACTCTGACCCTTCTATGCACACAGCTTCGGATTATTTGTTTCCGGAGAAAATCAATTCCTATTTTAGGAAATACTTTGTAGCGTTTGAGACGACTGTGTTTAAGCCGTTGTCTTATCCTTGGTCGGACGGAGATACTAACTCTTCACAATG